GTACGTCAGGATCGCATTCTCTGGGGCTGGTGGGCCTGGAGGGGGTTTATCCTACGCATCCTCACAAACGCTGTATTGGTGCGGGTTTTCGCGTAGTAGGATGTTTTTTTTATCCTCACGCATCCTCACAAACGCTGTGCTGGTCGATGTTCTATCCTCCTACGGCGGCTCAACTCACCGCATTCTCGACGAGGTGATCCCATCCCGGGAAGGCGCTTGCGTGGTCTTCGGGGCCGTTTTTGTCCCCGCACGCTGTGGGATTTCGGCTCAAAATCCCCTCACGCTGTGGGATTTGCGTTACACTTCCCCCACCACTGTGGGATTTGCCGTGACCCGCCGCCCCCCGCTCTCCTATGACCAACTCGACAACCTGCCCGAGCGCCCGCGCTTCGTTCGGGTGTCCGTGTGCGAGCCCCTCCTGGCCATCGCCTGCGCCTTGTTCCCGGCCTCACGCCCCGGGGCCTCGTGCGGGGCCGCGCTGGCCTATTGGCTGGGCTCTGGCCCGATCGGCAGGGCCACGGCCTACCCGGTGAGCGACGCCAGCCTGCATGACGCCCACATGGCCGGCGCCGTGGAGCTGCTACGGGCCCTCGGCCGCGCTGGCGCCCCATCCACCCGGGTCGACGTGACCACCCCGCCGGACAACTGGCGCGTGCACGCCGCGTGGGCCCTGTGGTCAGGCCTGGAGCTGCCCGACGCTACCCGGCGCCTCCTCGCCGCGGGGATCGTCTCGCACCCCCTCTACGGGGCAGCGTCGGCCCCGATCCTCGCCGCGCTGCCCTCGGTCGATCCGATGCGGCGCGAGCCCGACGTGTAGCCGCTGGCGCTTGCGCGGTAACCGCGCTTGCGATAGGCTCCGATCATGGAACCTCGCATCGACCGCCGCCGCAAGCCGCCCGGGGAGAGCCCCCGGGTCACCGTCGCCTTTCGCGTCGATCCTGACCTACGGCTCTGCGCTGAGCGGATCGCCGCCGATCGTGGCGTCCCCGCCGCCACCATACTCCGCGACGCCCTCGCCCGCGGGCTGGCCCAGGAGCCATGATGCCCTGCATCGCTACCGCCGCGCTGGCGGCCTCCCTCGCCATGGCCTCGGCCGTCGCCTCCCCGGGCGAGCTGGCGGCCTGCGCCGTGGTCGGCCTCGGGGCTCCGGGTGTCACACGCTGGCTCGCCTCGACGAACGGCGTGGAGGTCGAGCGCCTCGACGTGCTGGCGCTGCCCTCGATCGGGTGGGCGGAGTGGCCGCGGCGGCATCCTGTCCCGGCGCCGATGTCCGTGGCGGAGGCGGTCAGTCGACTGGAGCCCGGTCTACTTGTGGTGACTTGGAGGTAGGGCATGGCTACCAAATATGACGACCCGGAAGTCATGGAGCCCGACATCATGCGGGCCTTTGAATTGCGTGTGGCCGGACTGACTTGGCGGGAGATCGGAGACAAGATCGATCGGTCTGAGTCACAGGTGCGCCGCTGGGCGCGCTTGCCGGCGTGGCGGAAAGAGGCGGATCTGTACATCGCCGAGCGCCGCACCGCCCTAAAGGCGCAGGCGGCCGATCTGACCGATATGGCCATGTCTCGGCTAAAGGAGTTGATCGGGTCGACTGACGAAGGTGTGGCGATCAAGGCGATTACGCTGGTGGTCGACATCAACGCCGACGCGCTCTCCACGCCGACGCCGCCCAACGAGGTCAAGGTCACCACCGACGCCGAGGCCGCCAAACTCCTCGCCGGAGCCACGTCCCTGCCCACCCTCCCCGACGGGGTCGAAGGGTGAAGGGCTCGGGCCTGCGCGCCGAGTCCGTGACGGCCCTACGGGCGTCGCGCGGCCTGTCGCAGGCGGACCTCGCCGACCGCGTGGGCGTCAGTCGCCAGCAAATCAACCGCATCGAGCGGGGCCACGCCGATCCGCACCTGTCCACGGTGCGCGCCCTGTCGCAGGCCCTCGGCGTCCCTCTCGCCGACCTCGTCGACGAATGAGCGTCGAGCCGCACATCCTCGCCGCGGCCCAGTCGCGCCTGCACAACGCAAAGCAGGCGCCCCTCGCCTACGCGCGCCTGTGGGACAGCCCGCGCACCTCGCAGCGCCGGGCCCTGTCGAACGTGTGCGGGGCCGGCGTGTTCATCACGCTGATGCTCGGAGGGAACCGGTGTCTCGCCGGGGAGACGCTGATCGAGAACGCCGACACGGGCGAGCGGGTCAGGATCGACAGCATCGCCGCCCCGATCCCGGTCTGGTCAACCGACGCCAACGGCCAGCGCGTGCGGACGATGGCCGAGGCCACGCCGCGCAAGGGGCCTGACCCGCTCTACACCGTGACCCTCTCCACCGGGGTCACGTTCACCGCCACCCTGTGGCACCGCGTCCTCAACCGTCACCGGCAGTGGCAGCACGTCGGCGCGCTGCTGCCCGGCGACAGCCTTCACGGATGCGCTCTCTCCCCGCATCGGTCCATGCCGGACACCGCCCAGTCAGCTCGTGCCGAAGGTGATCGGCGTTTGACCGAAAAAGCTCAAGGTTCTCGATGCGGTTGTCGTCATTCAGGTTGTTCAAATGATGAACGACCTCGGTGGGGAGCAAGTAGCGCCCAAGGTGGGCCTCCATCACCAAGCGGTGCTCCCGAACATAGCCGCCCGGATGACGTTGACCGGGCCGGCGCTTCGCGTGGGGGTGCTGCTCAACCCACACCAGAATGTACCCATCGGCATCACGAATCCGGCCGCCCTTCCAGTCGGGGTGACCAGCCCCAGGCCGAGGACCCCGGGGCTTCACCGCGATCCCATGCTTTCGGCACAGGGTCGAAATGCGCTGATCCGTTGTGCCGAGTTGATCGGCAATCCATCGGTGTGTCCGGTCCTCCGCAATCCACGAGCGGATCTGATCGATCGGCCATTCTCTGCCACGGTTCGGGTGCGCCATGCCAACCTCCTACGGTGGTAAGCGTAACCTACGCCCGCACGGATTACCACCACGATCTGCACGTCCCCGGCTTCGCCTGCTTTCGGGTTGACGGCGTCACGCACCACAACACCGGAAAGTCAGTCGCCCTCGCCCAGTGGCTGATCGCCATGGCCGCCGGCATTGACGCCACCGTCACCGCGGCCTCTGGTAAGCCCCTGCGCTACGTCCTGGCCTGGGCGCTTTCCAACGGCATCCCGACTGACCAGATCCCCGAGGGCCCCGGCCGCGTGTGGGTCGCGTCCCCAACCTTCGCTGCCGCCGTCGAGCAGATCCGCCCGCACCTGCGCAAGCTGGCGCCCGCCGGCACCACCTTCTTGCGCTGGGACGACAAGCGATCCGAGGCCGAGCTGCGCCTACCCGGCGGCGGCGTCATCGTGTCGAAGTGCTATGCACAGTACGACGCGGACCCGCAGACCTGGGAGGGGGCCAACGTGCGCGCCCTGGGCCTCGATGAGCAGCCGAATTCCCGCGCCTGCCTGACCGCCGGCCTCAGTCGCCTCGTTGACCAGCGGGGCCGCTGCCTGTGGGCGCTGACCCCCCTCCGCGGGCAAGCGGACTGGCTCTACCGCCAGATCGTCAACCCGCAGCCCGGCGAGGAGCCCGCGCCGCCCGGCTTTGTGGTCCACCACCTCCACGGCGCAGACAATCCCCACGTCCCCCAGGACTGGCGCGAGATGATGCTCGCCTCTGTCCCGAAGTGGCAGCGCGCATCCCGCGACGTCGGCGCCTTCACCTCCCCTGAGGGGGCGATCTACCCGTTCAGCCGCGGCCTGCACATCGTCCAGCCCTTCGCTATCCCGCGGAGTTGGCGCCGCTGGCTCGGCGTCGACTGGGGCGCCCGCGCGCCGCACGCGGTCTGGGTCGCCGAGTCGCCCGCCGGGGAGCTGTACGTCTACCGGGAGCTGTACTACCGCCGCTCCACCCTGGAGCCCGCCATCACCGACCGCGCTTTTTGTGAGGCGATCCGCGCGCAGAGCGCCCTCGACGGGCCGGTGACCATCCTCGGGGTAGCGGACAGCGAGAGCCCCGGCGCCATCGCCGAGGCCGCCGGTCTGGGCCTCGCCCTCGCCCCCGCAGCCAAGGGCCCCGGGTCCGTGCTGGCCGGGATCACGTTGGTTGCGGCGCTCCTGGCCCCCGTCGACAGCATGTCGCAGGCCGAGATCACCCCCCGCCTTCGCTTCTTCGCGTCCTGCCCTATGGTGGCCAGCGAGGTCGAGGGGCTCAAGTGGGGCAAGCACCGGGACGGCGTAGATCCGCAGCCCGACCCCGCCTGTAGCGACCACGGCGCCGACGCGCTACGGTACGTCATTCAGTTTCGCCACGCCATGGGGCTCCGATGACCCTCACCGACCGTCTACTATCCCTCGTCGGCCTCGGCGCCCTCGTGCGCATGGCGCCCGCGGTCCCCGCCAACGCGATCGAGCTGCGTCCCCCGTCCCCTGGGGTCACGGTCGGGCGGGTGGCATCGAAGCCCCGTGCGGCGGCAGATCTCGGCCTGATGGCCCGCGCCCCCTACCTCTACGCGGGCGTCACCCAGCGGTCAGAGTCAATCGCTACCTACCCGCTCCGGGTCTACCGAAACGGTAAGCCGATCGAGCCGGCCGGCAATTACGCCTGGGTGCGCGATTATCTCAATCTCTTCGCCTCGCCAGACCCGGGCGACATGAGCGACCCCAAGGCCATTTTCCCGCGACAGACCGGCTCGGGGCTCCTGGCCCAGTTGGTGGCCGATCGCCTCATGTGCGGGGTCGCGTGGGTGCTGCCAACCCTCGCCGAGGGCTCCGGGCGGCCGATCGCCCTCACCCGCCTCCACCCGCGCCAAGTCTCGATCCTGCGCGTGGGCGCCGGCGATCAAGTCGAATACCGCCCCACCAACGGCGCCCGCACCCTGTACCCTGTGGAGCAGGTGTGCTGCATCCGCGGGGTGTCGGCCAGCCTCGGCGGCGAGGAGCTTCTCGGCACCGGCGCCGGGGAGCCGCTGAGCGACATCGTCGAGGCGGAGTCGCAGGCGATGCGAAAGACCGCCACCGTGATCAGTCAGGGCGGGGTGGACCTGATCATCCGCGCCACCTCGCCGACGGCCGCAGCCATGCTGATCGACGAAGCGACCCGCACGCGCATCGTCGAGTCCATCACCGAGCAACTGCGCGGGGGCTACGAGGGCGACCGCCGCGTGATGGCCCTCGGCGGTGAGTTCGAGATCGTGCCCGCCGGCTTCGAGCCCGCCGACTTGCAGGCCGCCGAGATGATCAAGGCGGCCCACGATGCCGAGTTGGCCGCCATCGGCGTTAGTCCGACCATGATCGGCGGGGCCGCGGCCAACTACGCGACGGCCCTGGTGGAGATGCGTGTGCAGTACGAGCGCGATGCCACGCTCGCTCAGGTCATCGCCGACGCCCTGTTTACGCCGCTGATCCGCTACTGCGCCCGCCTCGCCCGCCAGTCGGACGCCACCTTCACGGCCGGGCTCGATCTGTCCGGCCATCCGGGCGCGGTGGCCATGCGGACTGAGAGCATCAACCGCATGAAGATCCTCGTGGACCTCGGATGGAGCCCGGCCCAGGCCGCCGCCGCTGAGGGGGTCGACATGCCGGCTCCTGCGGCGCCGCCAAACCCCAAGCCTGCCACGTCCGCCGCCCCGACAGGGGGTGAGCCCACCGCAGTCGGCGAAGGGGCTGCAAGCGCCCGCAGCGGCCTTCCGTGGCTGCGTCAGGCGCCCGTCACCCCGCGCCAGATCGCCCGCCGCGAGGTCGACAAGTTCACAGGGTCGATGCTCTCCGCCTTTCGCGTGGGCCTGCGCTGGCAAGACGAGGGCTACGCCGGAGACGGGCTCAAGCCCGAGACGGTGCGCCGCGCCTCCTGGGCTGTCGACACGGGTGGCCCCCCGTCCGACCGCTGGGTGGTCGAGGCCAGCGCGTGGCACCGGCGCCACCACCCGGGCGGCGTGCGCCCCATCGACGGCCGCAAAGCCGACCCCTCGCCGCTGGACGTGGCGACCGCCCTGTGGGGCATCCTGGGCCCCGATGACGCCGCGTGGTGGGACCGCCAGCGCGAGGCCCTGGACGCCGACCGCGTGGCCGCCGCTGAGGCGGAGATGGCCGCCACCGAGGCCGCCGCAGCCTCTACCCGCGGGGCAACGTGGGCCGCCGTGGACGCCCGCCGCGCGCCCCACCAGAAGCGAATCCAACTCGCCGCCCGCGCCACCCAGGCCGAGGAGTTGGCCGCCTACCAGCGCCGCATCCGGGCCGCCCTTCCGGCCGCCGTCCAGGGTGAGCGCACGGTGGGTGGCACCGCTGCCCGCCTCGTGTCGTATGGCGCGGTCGACTGGGCCGAGGTGCTGGGCTCCCTCACCGACGCCCGCGCCCGCTGGCTTGACGGCCTGTCCCCGTCCTGGGTCGCCTCCTGGGAGGAGGCCGCCGCCACCGCGCTGCCCGGCTATGACCTCCAGGTGCCGCTGCCGGAATTCACGCAGGCCACCCTCGCAGAACTGGAGTCCGGGGCCGCGGCCGTCGCTGACTACAGCCGCGAGCGCGTCCGTCTACACGTCGAGGCGGGCATCCGCGACGGTCTTAGCGTGGTCGACATCGCCGAAACCCTGCGCCAAGATCAGGCCTTCGAGCCCTTCCGCGCCCTGCGCATCGCCCGCACCGAGACGATCCGGTCTGACTCCGCCGGGGTGCAGGCCCGCGGCGCTGAGGCGACCCGGGTTGGCGTGGAGGTCGAGCAGGGCTGGCTCTCCGACCCCATGGCCGCCATGTGGGACCGCCGACACGATCGCCTCGACGGGGAGACGCGGCCCCTCGGCGGGACATGGCGCACCCCGCTTGGGGTCGAGACACGCGGGCCCGGCCTCTCCGGCGACCCGGGCGAAGACTGCAACTGCGTGTGCGCCACCGCGCTTGTCGTCAAGCCCCGCCCCGCGGTGTAACGTCAAGGCGACACAATCCGGGGCCGCGGCCGGTCGCGTGCTATGCCAGCGACATGGATACCCGCGCCGCCACCCATTTTCTGCTGCGCCACGGTCAGGCGCCCTGGCACCTCGTCGGGCGCCTCCTGACCGATCGCGACAGCATGGGCCGCGAGGTCGCCATCGATCCGGTGACCGCCGGGGAGATGCGCGACGACCGGCCCGCCTTCATCCTGAGCACCGAAGGCGAGGCCACCGACGGTCACGTCGTGCGCCAGTTCTGGGACCTCGATCGGGCCGCCTCTGTCGGTGTCCCGGTCCTGTGGTCGCATGACCCGGGCCAGTTGCGTGGCCAGTGGGAAGACCTCGCCGTGCGGGACCTTCCCGGTGGCCGGTCCCTCGTCGGTCGCGCCCGCATGAGCGCGACCAACGGCCACGCGATCGAGCTGCGCGAGATGATCCGCGAGGGCATCCTGCGCGCCGTGTCGGTCGGCTGGCAGCCCGGGGAGATGGTGCGCCGCGGCGACCTGGACCCCGGCGATCCGCTCTACCGGGCCCCCGAAGACGGCGACTGCGGCGAGGCCCGCGAGGGCTCTGTGATGGGTAGCGCGAAGAGCCCCAACCGGCTGATCGAGTGCTCCCTGGTGTCGACCCCCGCCGACCCGCGCGCCGTGGTGACCTCTCGGATCATCGACAGCGCGGCCCGCTCGGCTGGCGCTCTCACCGCCGGGGGCGCGGTGCCCACCGGCGCCGACGCCCTCACCCGCCTCTACCGCCTCGCCAGCGCAGACCCGACCGTGCGCGCCTACCTCGGCTCGCAGGCCATCCGGGCCACCGAACCGGGCATGAACGACCTTGCCCGCCGCGTCGCCGCCATTGAGGCGCGACTGGCGACACAGACCACCGCGCCCCCCGTGGCGCTTGATCCCGCTCTCCTCTCCATCGACCACATCCTGCGGAGTTGACCATGGCCGAGCACAACGAAGTCGCCCTCGACGGCGCCCTGGAGCGGGAGGTCACCCCCGCCGACATCAGCAACGCGCGCGATCTGGCCGCGCTGCTCAACGCCCACCGCGCCGCGATCGTCGCTGGCGCCGCCAGCGCCGACGGCGTCGAGAGCATGAAGCGCGAGATCGCGCCCCTCCTGGCCCGCGGTCGCCAGCTCGACGCCAGCGCCAGCGCCGTCCAGGGCCACCGGTCGGACCTCGATCGCTACTTCAGCGCCGACGGCAAGCTCAACCTCGGCAACTTCAACACCACCGCCCACATCGGCGGCGACACGATCGACCTGCCCGTGCGCGGCCTCCTCACCGACCCGGTGAGCCGCGGCCCCGAGCACGACGATCTCCGCCGGGCCTTCGCCTCCTACGCCCTCTCCTACGTCCTGGCCTCGCGGTTCAACGCCGGCCGGTCGACTGAGGCCCTGCGCCGCGCCCGCGCCGGCGTGGTGACCGCCTTCCGCTCCATGCCCGGCCGGATCGGCCGCTGGGCCGCCGAGACCTTCGCCAGCGCCGAGTCCTTTCAGCGCGCCGTGAACGGTGCCACCGGCGCCGGCTCGGAGCTTCTGGCGACCCCCACCCTGTCGACCATCCAGCGCCCGATCGAGCTGACCCGCCGTGTCCCCGGCCTGATCCGCTCCGTCGCTGCGCCCGCGTCCAGTTTCAAGGCCCCGAAGGTCACCGGTCGCGCCCTGTCTCGGGTCGTCGGCAAGATCAGCAACGATCCGGCCCGCATCCAGTCGTCCGACTTCACCACCGGCGACGAGACCATCAGCACGGTCAACCGCACCATTCAGGCGCTTGTTGACGTGAACTGGCTTACCGAGGGCGGCCTCGTTCTCACCGACCCCGTGGGCTTCATCAACCAGTGGCTCAATGAGGGCGACCTGCTGACCCTGGAGATCGCGCTGCTCCACGGCGACACGGCCGGCACGCACCAGGACACCCTCTCGACCTGGACGATGAACAGCCTCCTGACCGCCGGCACCCTGTCGGAGTCCGCCGCGCTGATCAAGGCTTACCTGGGCTTCCGCGCCCACGCCGCCGATCAGTCGGCCATGGTGACCGCGGGTGGCACCTTCGACATGACCGACCACTTCTCGGCCATGACCTACTTCGGGGCTGGCACCGGCGCCGATCCCGGCTCCGTCGTGATGATCACCGGCCTCAACGCTCTGTACTCCTCGATCTTGCCGATGGCGAACCTCCTCACCGTCGACAAGTCCGGGGCCGCGGCCACGATCAACGCCGGCCAGATCGCCACCATCGCCGGCACCCCGGTCGTGCTGTCCGAGTGCATGGGCAAGGACTTCGACACGACCACCGGTCTGTATACCGGCTCGAACAAGGGCAACTCGGCTGTCTACGTCCGCCCCGCCGGGTGGTACCACGCCGAGGAGGCCAACCGCGCCGATGACTGGGACGTGACCGAGGCCCACCGCCGCGCCCGCTACATCGGCTTCCAGCGCTCCGGCATCCTCGTGCACGACGGTCTGTCCACCCAGACCGACGCCGTCGCCCTCTTCAACATCTGAGGACATCATGGCCGAAACCTTCCGTCTCTCCGTCACCCTTGCGAAGACCGGCACCACGGGTCACACCCAGTACTTTCCCGCCCCCTCCGCCTCCAGCGGCGCGGGCAGCAAGTGGAAGCTCCTGAGTGTGCAGGTGATGCCGCAGGCGACCCTCGCCGCCGACGGCACCAACTACCGCACCGTCGACGTGCAGGTCGGCGGCTCCTCGGTGGTCACCTCGATGACCTCCGCCGCCACCGCCTTCACCGCCGGCACCACGCGCGCCTTCACCGTCACCGGCGTCGGCTCCGCGATCGAGGTCACCCGCGCTGCCCCGCTGTCGGCCGTCCTGGCCCACGCGGGCTCCGGCGGCACCTTCGAGGGCACCGTCACCGCGGAGTTCGAGGTGCTGCCGTGAACCTCTGCCGCATCGAGTTCACGCCGCCGCGTGACGCGCCGCCGCACGTTCGCGACTCCATCACCGTCAAGGGCCGCCCCTTTCCGGTCGGCAAGGTGGTCGAGGTCGAAGACTTCGTCGCCGCCGCCTGCATCAACGGGATGGCGGGGTGGTGGAAGGTCCACAGCGGCGAGCCCAAGCCCCGCCCGACCGTCAAGGTCGGCGAGGTCAAGGCGGTGGCCCGGGCGCAGGCCCAGGTCGCGCAGTCGATGACCGTGGACGGTGGCCGCGCGCTCCAGTCGCTCCCGGCCCTGTCGCCGGCCGCGATCAAGGCGCTGGCGAGCAAGGGCGCCGAGGCCGACGAGACGCTCAAGGACGGCGCCTTCGACGAGGAGGCTGGTCTGATCGCGATCTTCCTCTGGACGATCGGCGAGAAGGAGCGGGCGATCAAGTACGCTGACCGTGCGCAGGCCGTGGCCAACGCCAAGGCCATCGACGCGGCCGCAGCCTGATGCTCTGCTCGGTCGCCCAGGCCCGCCCCCCGCACCTGTCCGCGGGGGCCGACGACGCGACGGTGGAGGCCCTGATCCGGGCCGCCTCGGCGCAGATCGCGGCCCTCTGCGGCTACCTGCGGGCGTCGGCCTCGGCGGCCCCTACGATGCTGTCGACCGAGTACACGATGATCCTCGACTGCGCAGGCGGTCGGGATCTGCCCCTCCCCCTGTCGCCGGTGACGGCGCTGGGCAACATCTATGACGACCCGGGCGGCGACTTCGAGGCGGTCGACCTTGTCGCGTCGACCGACTACGCGCTGACCTACCTCCCCGCCAAGGGGTGGGTCGCGCGCCTAACGAAGACCGCCACCCTCGGCGCGTGGTCGCGCGGGCGCCAGTGTGTGCGGGTCACCTTCACCGCGGGCCACGTCAATCCACCCGACGATCTGGCCTCGCTCTGTGTCGCCCTCGTGCGGCACCAGTACGAGCAGCGGACGGCGACCCGGCAGGAGTCGGCGTCTGTCTCTGGGGCGTCGTACTCCTTTGGCGAGCCCGCCGCCGTCCCTGACTGGGTTCGGCACGGGCTCGCGGTAGGGGGCCACATTCTGGCCCGCACCGTGTCCGCGTGAACCTGCGCCAGTTCGAGGCCCAGTTGCGCGCGGCCATCCCGAAGGCCCAGGGCGCGATCCGCCGCGAGTTGACACAGACGGCGATCAACGCCGAGGGCAACGCGAAGCGCAACATCGCTCGCAACCGGTCGGGGCGTCTGCGCCGGTCGATCATCGGGTACGTTGAGCCCGTCGAGGGCGGACTGCGGATGACGCTCCGGGCCGGCGCTGGCGACGTGCCGCTCGTGTACGCGCGCACCCAGGAGGAAGGCGGGCGCATCGTCGCGCGGCGCGGTCGCTACCTCGCCTTCCCTCTGCCCGGCGGGCCCGCGGAGACGGCCCGCGGGGTTGCGCGGTACAAGTCGCCGCGGCAGGTGCCCGATCTGTCTTTCCGCAAAACGAAGAGCGGCGGCATCCTCGGGAAGACGATCGGGCGCGGCAAGCGGGCGCGGTGGCAGACGTGGTACATCCTTGTCCCCTCCGTCCAGATCCCGGCCCAGTGGTACGCCCGCCGGGGCTTCCTGTCGGCGACCGACGGCCTTGAGGGTCGCCTCGGTGAGCGTCTCGCCGCGGTGCTGGCATGAGCGTCGCCGTCCAGGCCCTTGACGCGCTGGCCGCCATCATCGGGCCTGCGCTGTCCTGCCCCTGCACCATCACGGGCGCACCGCCCTCGCCGACCGCTGCCCCGTGTCCGTCCGCGTGGCTGAGCTACGAGACGATCCGGGCAGACGTCGACGGCCCAGGGGTCGCCCTGTCGCAGCGCGGGCTGACGATGTCCGTGAGGGTCACGATCTACCCGCAGACCGCCGACGCAACCACGCGGGGGCGCCTCCTGGCCGTCCTCGGGGCGGCGGATCGGGTCGTGTCCGCCGTCCACGCTGATCGGGGCCTCGGCGGCCTCGTGCTGGACTGCCTTGCGTCCCACGACGCCCCGCCGCCCGATGTCGGCGCAAGCGGTGGCCTACAGGCTGAGGTTGCGATAGAGGTCCGCTGGATCGGAGGAGACTCGCTGTGAGCTGGCACCTGTCGACACACACCAAGCGGGCCTCCGTCGTCGCGTTCAACAGCGGCACCGCCGGCAACTACGATGTCACGGTGGCCCCGCCCGCGGACTTCGAGGAGTTCTGGGCCTCGGTTCTGTCGACCGGCTACGACGTGCGGTTCTACTCCGCCGATGGCACCGCCCTCGCCTACAACCGCGGGACGTGGACCTACGCCTCTCGCGCGGCCTCATTCCGGGTGGCAGCGCTGCCCTCGTCTGCCCAGAATCAGGCCGTGCAGTTCTTCATGTACTGGGGCGCATCCGTCTCGGATGGGTCCACCGCCGCGTCGGCTGGCAACCTGATCAGCAGCAGCGCGATCCTCTACGCCGCCACCCCGGCCCAGGTGATCAACGCCAGCCCGCAGCCCGTCGGGGCAACGTCGCCGGCGGTAACCATCACCAAGTCCACGGGTGACACGATCCTCCTGTGGTGGGATGTCGCCCCGCTCCTGTGGCTGCGCGAGATGCGCTACAACGGCTTCCTCTCCTACGAGGAGGCCCAGTACGTCAACGACGTCACCGTCACCACCGGCGGCTCTGCGCAGGCCAGCATGGTGACCGAGTCGGCCACCAAGATCAAGGACGGCCGCTACGTCGTCACACAGCACCAAGCCGGCACCACCGGAACATCCTACACGATCTCGCTCGACGTCCAGACGACGCTCGGGCGCATCTTCGATCTTCGCGTCCAGCTCGACGTCACCGACGTTCAGGAGTCCTGACGATGGCCCAGCCCCGTACCGCTCGCGGCTCCTTCCTCGGGGTCGCGCCCGACAACACTACCTACGGCACCGCCGCCGGCACGCTGACCCACTTTTTCCGGCTCTTCACGGCCGGGATCACGAACGTCTGTAACGATGTTCCGGTCGGGACGCTGGCGGACTCGAACAACGCCAGCGAGGTCGTCTCCGTCCACGTCCGGAACGAGCAGAGCATCACGGGCACCGTTGAGATGCCGCTCATGGCCGAAGGGATGGGCCTGCTCATCCATCATGCCATGTGGGCGACCGCCACCACGGGCAGCGGCCCCTACACGCACACCAGCACGGTCGCCTCCAGTCGCCCGGCCCTGGGTCTGACCCTTGAGCAGTGCACCGGCGCCAAGTCGGAGATTTTCCCGGGCGGGCGGATCTCCAAGATGGTGCTCAAGGGCGAGGTTGGCGGGGGCGTGCTGCGCGCGGCCTTCGACGTCATCGCCCAGGCCCCGACCGCAGCCCCGGGCACACCGTCTACCCCCACCTACACGGCGAACGAAACCGCCTCGACGGTCGAGTGGTGGCGCGGGGCAACGGCCAGCATCGGCGGGAACGCCTACAAGATCCAGTCGTTCGAGATCACCCTTGATCGCAAGCTTGAGCCGATCCGGTCTGTCGGAGCGCTGGTGACTGACGATCCGGCAACCAGCACCCGGCCCGAGGTCATGGGCAAGTTCCGCCTCGCTCAGTACGACGATCAGCTCTACGCCGACTACAAGGCCGGCACCGAGGCCAACGTCACGCTGACCTTTACGAAGGGCACCAAGTCGATCGCCTTCACAGTCGAAAACGCCCACATCGGCAAGTACGCCGAGAATCGCGGAACCGGGCCCACGATCATCGATCTGGAGGTGGTGGGCCAGTCGGATAGCTCTGACACCGGCCTCAAGATCGTGATCGTCAACAGCCAGTCCACCTACTCCGCAGCGTGAGGGCAACATGAGCGCATTTCTCAAGCATCTGGCCACCCTCCCCGCGCCACCCGCCGCCGGAACGCCGCTGATCGTCGACGTCCCCACCAAGGGGATCACCGTCCGCGCGCGGATGCCGAAGGCGGGCGCCCTGTTCTTCACCTCGGTCGGCACCCTCCTTGCGCACCGCGCCGCGCGCGACGTAGAGCCCGACCCTGGGACCGCGGATCACCTGCGCGACTTCTACGCGGCCATCGTGTGCGAGACGGTCGACGGCATCGGCCCCATCGGCGGCGCGATTGAGCCCTGCCGCCTCGTGTCGGTGCGCTCGGACGCCACCCCGGCCGCGCTGGTTGAGTCGGTCGCCTCGGACGGCGACATGCCTGCGCTGTGGATCTGGCAGATCCTCGACGGCACCTCGGCGAAGATGGTCGGTGATGCCGTCTACACCTTCGCCGGGGAGGGCCGGGCCCTGCCCCCTTTCGTGTCGCCCGCCGATCCCTCGCCACCCTCGCCAGGGTCGGGCGGGCCTTCGGAGTCGACCCCCTGACTGTGCTCGATTGGTCACCCCTCCGCCTCGGGTTGGCGCTGGACGCGCTCGACGCTGAGGCCGAAGAGGCCGACGAAGCGATCCAGGCCCTGGGCGCGCGGAAAGAGCGGCCCGACATCGTGTATACTATCCCCCTCACCGCCGGCTGATCCGTGTCTGATGTCCGCCTATCGCTGACCCTCACCGACGGCGTCTCCGCCGCGCTGGCCGCCATGGCCGGGGCAGCGGGTCAGGCGGCGGCGGCCGAGGAGAGCCTGCGGGCGGCGCTGGCGCAGACCGGGGCGGCGTCGGCGGCGACCGCCGCGGCCATCACCTCGACCACCACGGCGACCCGTGGCGCCTCGGCGGCGGCGAGCGAGTTGGGCGCCGACCTTGAGCGGATGCGGCGCCGGATGGAAGACCTCGCCGCGGTAAATCCCGTGGAGAAGGCGGTCCTGGGCTACCGTAGGGCCGCGGCTGAGGTGCGCGCCTATGCCGAGGCCACCGGGGACGCGGCCACGGCGTCTAAGGCCATGGCGGGCCTCGATGCGCGCCTCGCCGCCGTGATCAGCGACCGCAACGCCGCAACGAAGGCCACCACCACCGCCACGCGCGGGGCCACGGATGCCAGCGTTGGCTTCGCGCAGGCGACACAGAGGGTGGGGATCTCCTCGGGTCAGACGGCGGCGGCGGTCACCAACCTCCGCGCCCAGTTCGTCGATCTATTTACCCAGATTTCAACCGGCGGATCGCCGATCACCGCCCTCATTCAGCAGGGGCCACAGATCGCCGAGGCGATGGCCCAGGGCGGCGGCGCGGTGCGCACCCTGACGGGCGCCCTGTCGTTCCTCGCCGGCCCGATCGGCGTGGTCGCGGCGGCGGCGCTGGCGATGGGCGGCGCCCTGTTCTACGCCAGCAAGCAGGCCGGGGAGGCCGAGGCGAAGGTGCGGGCCAGCGCTGAGGCGGCAGACGCGGCGGCGGCGGCCTATGGGCGCCTGCGGGACTCGCAGCGGCTCCAGACGGTGCAGGTAGCGGTCGCGGCGGGTGAGCTTGACCCGTCGGCCGTGCGGACAACCCAGGCCACCTTGCAGGCCGAGGCGCAGTACCGGGACCAGATCAACGCCGCCCGCGCGAAGCAGATCGCGCAGACCACCGCCCTCGCCACGGCCGAGCGGGCGCTGGCGACTGAGTACAAGCGCAACGGGGGGATCGCCACGGCGACCACCGCGGCGATGGAGGAGCGCATCCGCGCTGCCCGCGCCGGCTTCGAGGCCGCCAAGGGGCAGGTTGACGGGCTTACGGATCGTGTCGCCGAGACGGCGGCCGGGATCGTCGAGTGGGAGGACTACTCAGGGCGCGCGGCTGGCGCTGTCGGCAAGGTGGCCACGGCGGCCCGAGACACGGGCGACCGGATGGTGGCTGTCCGCGCCTCGCTGGCGGCCCTGGTGGCCCAGGCCGACGCCTTCGCGCCCCCGGTCGTGTCGGCGCGCGAAGAGTTGATCAAGATGGGCGCGGTGTTGGACTCGATCCGAGCCGGCGGCGCGGCCCTCGGGATCGACGTGTCGGGCACGGTCGACAGGCTCCAGGCCGAGATTGAGCGGCGAGACATCGCCCTGCGACTGGACGCCGTGGGCGCCTACGCGGCTGAGGCGGCGGCAGCCATCGAGGAGGAACTGCAAGGCGTGGTGGAGCGGGTCAACGCCGAGTTGGCCCTTGACGACCTGATCACCCAGATGGGCGGCTTTGTGCGCTCCACGGTGGACGCGCTGACAGAGGCGGGCGCGCGGGCGGTGCGCCAGTCGACCGCGGGGCAGGCCGTCTCGGCGCTGGCTGGGGGCGCGTCCGGGGTAATGTCGGCGGTCGGCATGGCTGGCCCGGTCGGGGCCATGGTGGCCATGGGCTACGACCTGATCACCGGGATCGCGGACGGCTCGCTGATGGAGATCGCGAAGATGCCGACTGAGATCGCCCGGTCGCTGGCGGTCCTGGGTCCGGCGGTGTCCGACGCCGTTGTGGAGCTGGTAGCGTCGGGAATTCCCGCGCTGATCGAGTCGATCCCGAAGATGATCGACGGCATCCTGCTTGAGGCGATCCCGGCGCTGGCGGCGCTCCTTTTGGACCCGCGCACCCAAATCGCCATCGTAAAGTCGCTGGTGATGGCCATCGTCCAGTCGATCGGCGGGGTCGCGGAGTACATCGTGCGCGCCGCCGGCGAGACATGGCAGCGCGTCTCCAAGGGCGTGTCGGGTCTGTTTTCGGCCGACCGCTGGCGAGAGATCGGCCGGTCCATCGCCCAGGCCGTGCGCGACTTCTTCGGAGGGGCCGGCAAAAAGGTCAAAAAGGCCGCCAAGTCCGCCGGGGAGACGGTCGCCGAGTGGTGGGAAGAGGCGTTTGAGTCGGGGACGGCGTATGTCCCGCGCACGGGCGTCTACATGCTCCATCAGGGTGAGCGCGTGGTCAATCGGGCCGGGGTCAACGCCGAGACGGCGCGCAAGGCGCAGCCGCCAGCCCGGGACGCCGTGCGCCTCGATCGCATCACGATCCTCGACATGGACGGGACCGCGCGCGAGATGCGCAAGTACCTCGGCGCCAAGGGCCGGGGCGGCCGGTTGGAGTTGACGTGAGCAGCAACGCGACGGCCACGATCTACTGGCAGCCCCGCGGGACCGCGGACGTCGAGACGGTGACCCTCCCGTGGCTGACAGAGCTTGAGGAGCGGGTGAGCGGTCGGGCGGCCCTGTCGCGCAACGGCGCAGGCTCGGTGGTTCAGTGGACCTCGGCGCCCGAGACGATCGTGCGCGTCGGCGCGGAGCGGTTCGGAAACCCGGATAGCTCCGCGGTTGAGCGCCAGTTGTACGCCCTTGAGGCGCACCTGCAAGCCGGGGGCGTGGTCGGGTTCAGTCGCCGGCACGCGAAGACCTGGAGCACGATCAGCGCGGCCTCGTTGATGCCGGCGCGCGGCGACACCACGATCTACGGCCGGGGCAACGGCTTCACGGCCTACAACGCCGCGGGCACGCTGGCGGTCGGCGACGAGGTCGTGATCGAGGCGGTGCACCCCGACTGCCGCCGCGAGGTGGTGACGGTGGGCTCCCTGCCCGTTGACCCGCCGATCCACGTCCTGCTCGCGGCGGGGTGCGTGAACAGTTACAGCGGCCTTCCGGCGATCTACCGTTACCGCTGGTTTTGGCCGATCCTTCGGATGGCCGACCCGGGCGCGCAGATCGTGACGAGCGAGCGTCGGATGAATTTCACCCTGTCGGTCGACCTGCTCTACCAGCCCGGCCTCGTGCTCGATGCGTGGTCGGTCGGCCGCGGGTCTGCGTACTCGGTGACAGAGGCGATGAGCGCGCCCGATGGCGCCTCGCTGCCCAGCCTCGATCGGGTGTCGATGGCCGACATCCTCGCCGCCAGTCGGCGCAGCGGCATCCCGTCGCGCACCCCCGGGGCGTGGCCGCCGTGAGCTGGGACGCCACCTTCGCCGAGGCCATCGGTGGACGCGCCGTGGGCGCTGTGTTCCTCGTGGAACGGGTCGCGCTCTACCACGAGCCCGGCGAGCCCTGGGCCGCGGCGAGCCACCCAGGCTACGGCCTGGAGGCCTCGATCGTGGCCCAGTCGCTACAGGTGTCGGGGTCGACCGTGACCCCGGTGGACTGGTCGAGCACCATCGGTGAGTGGTCATTCGCTGTCCAGACCGATGACCCGGCGGGGCTCTTTCGCGCCCTTCGCCGTGGGGCCGCGGTGCAGGCTTGGGTCGCCGTGAGCGACGGCGGGGCGACCACCGCGCCGCAGCCCGTGGCGCTGGGCCTCGTGGCCGACATCACGGGCACGCGCGGGTCATGGTTGGTGCGCTGCCTGGATGTCGGCGCACTCCTGCGTAGCCGCCTGGACGCACGCACGGGGGGCCTGCGCCTCTTCGCCGACGTTGGCGCATCGACGGCGCTGAGCAGCGCCTACACGCCCGGGGACACGCACCTCGATGTGGTGACCACCGCGCAGTTCGAGAAACAGACCGGCGGCGCGGGCGTGGTGCGGGTGACGCCGCACACTGGCGATCCGTTCCTGCTGACCTGGACGTCCCTGGGGGTGAGCCCTACCCGGGTGATGGGCCTGTCGGCGGCCGGGGTGGCTGGCACGACGGCGGTGGGCGCGTCCACGTCGGGCTCGACGGTTGAGTGCCTTGTGTGGCTGGACGGTCACCCGATCGACATCGCCCGGCGGGTGCTGACCTCGACGGGGGCGGGCACGAATGGCCCCTGGGACATCTACCCGGCCTCCTGGGGCCTCGGGCTGCCCTACCGCTACCTCGATGACCCTGACGCGCAGGCCTACCGTAGCGGCGTGGTCAAGGCCTCGGCGTCGGTGACCTACCTGTGGGAGTACGCGCAGGATGAGGCGGTAGACGATGCGTGGTCGTGGCTGACGGGCTGGCTCGGGGTGGGCGCGATGTTCCCCGCGATGCGGCAGGGGCGGATCACCTTCAGGGGTTGGCAGCGGGCGCCGCTGCGCTCGGTCGGGTACGCCGCGGAGATTGACGACCGCGACATCTTCGAGATCGAGGCGTGGTCGGCCTATGACTCAGACCACCCCACCGAGTACCAGCGGGTCACCGTGACAGGGTCGGGCGGGTCTTCGTCGACCACGCTGACCCACGCCAGCACCCTCCCCGCCTACCGCACGCTGGCGGTCGACATCAGCGACCGCGCCTCTACCTCCCCGGGCAATCTGGCCGACGACGTGGCCGACCGGTACGAGATCCCGGCCACCGTGATCCCGGAGCGGGTGGAGGTGCGCGCCTCGATGCGCCTCGCCACGCTGGCCCCGGGCGACCGGGTGCGGCTGACCACCGGCCAGTGCGCCAGCCGGGCCCGCGGTGCGGCGGGCTTCATCGCCGACGAGGCGCACGTCGCACAGGTGGCGACGGCGTGGGATGCGGGGTATACACGCCTTGTGCTGCTGATCTACTCGGAGTGATGCCATGGCCTACGCCTCTACCGCCACCGTGGAGCACATCGCCGGGGGATACCCTGAGCGGGTGTTCCGGGTGACCATCGCCGAGACGGACTGCGGCAGCGCGTCCGAGGCGAGCTTCACCCTGGCCAGCGCGGGCGGGATTCACCCTGTGCGGGTGGCGCAGATGCACCGCGTCCAGGCCGCCAAGTCTTCGGGCTCGGCGACCACCTTGCAGCCCCGGCTCGGGGCGGCGGCTGCGGCGACAGGGGTGCAGGTGCAGTACCTCGCCACGGCGGCGGCCCAGGTCGATGACCAGCCCGCGGCGGCGGTTGTGATGTACGGCACCTCGACGGGGACGTTCTACCACCGGGCGCAGCCCGACACGGGCTCCAACAACGTCGTCACGACCGTCTATATCATCGAGGAAGGCCTGTGACCGTCCGCCCGACCTTCACCGGGCCGGCGGCGGTTCCAGTCAATCTGACGCTGGCCCTCTCCCCGGCCACCACCTCCCAGGCCTCCCCCGGGGCCCAGGTCCTCACGGCCACCCCCACGGGCGGCACGGGCTCGATCGCCTCCTACACCTGGACGGCCACCTACGTCGCCGACGGAACCAGCGCCGCGGCGCTCCTGTCGGGCAGCGGTGCCACCCGCACCCTGACGACCACGGCGCCGGGGCAGGTGGTGCAGGTGTCGGTGGTGGCGACAGACAGCGGGAGCCCGACGGCGCAGACCGCGCCCGCGGTGGCGACTGTGGCGGTCGCCCGGGCCGCGGCGGCGACCCTGACGGCCCCCTCGAAGCAGACCCAGTCTGCGCCCGGGGCCGCGACGGTCACATTCCCCGCGTCGACGGGCTACGGGACGCTGTCCTACTCGGCCTCCTTCGACAAGCCCGCCGGGTCAGCGGCCACGCTGTCGGGATCGGGCCTGGGCCCGTACAGTTTCACGACTGACATTGAGGGGCCCTACACGGTGACCCTCACGGTCACGGATACGGACCCAGTCACGTCCACGGTCCTGTCGACCGCGCAGGCGACCGGGATCGTCTCGCTGGTGTCGACCGGCGCGATCTGGACGCTGGTGGCCGATGAGGACTTCACGACCTACACGGCCGGCAGCCGCTCGGGTAACGGCACGCTGGCCCTCGTGAAGGCCGGGACCACGCGCTACACGGCGACGCTCAACGTCTCCTCGGGGACGTGGTCGGCTGGGATTGACGCGGGCGGCCTGTTCATTACGACGGCCAGCGCGGGCGCCAACGGCTGCTTCACCTTCCCCGTCACCATTTCGGGGACTGAGTGGTACGCGGTTCAATGGTTGATGGACATCCCGACCCTGTCGGGGACCTCGGTGACGGCGCGGGCGGCGCTCCAGTCGTCTACGTCGGTCGCGGCGGGGACTGAGTTCCACCCGCTGATCGTCAACAACAACGCGGGCGGCGGGATCGACCTGAAGGCGAACCTGCGCCTCTCCGGGGTCGCGCAGACGGCTGGGACGTTCCAGACCAACGGCTCCAACCCGGGTCGGGTCTGTGTTACCTGTGTCGCCAAAGACGGCCAGATTTACTTCACCGTCCACGACTCGGACGCGATGATCGAGATGGCCGAGCTGAACTCCTCGATCATCGGCGGGACGTCGCTCGGGCCGGCCCGAAACGACACGTCCAGCAACGCGCCGAGCCGGTGGATTCCGTCGCCGGTGAACATCGGTCTGTGTCTCCAGACGGCGGCCGGGTCCGTGGGGCTGCGGCGGGTCCGGGTCTTTCAAGCCGGGCGGAGGGTCGACTGATGGATGGCGATCTTGTGTTCATCGAGCCTGTTCACGCGGCGGAGAACGGCGACAAGGTCGGCCAGATCGGGCTGACTTTCATTAGCCTCGATCTGTTCGCTGGCGTCATGGCGGGCGACCCCGCGGCCGAGGCGGAGCTGGCGCGGCTCCTGCGCGCTGAGGCTGTGCGCCTCGGGCTAGCGCCGTGAGCGGCGAGTCCATCCTCGCGGCGCTGGCCTCCCTGGTGGCGGCGCTGGCCGTGGTCGGCGGGGCGATCCTGTGGCTGGCGCGGCTGGCCGTGGCCCCGCTGCTGGCGGCGCACCGGGCGGAGGTCGACAAAGAGGTGGACGCGCTGCGGGCGGAGTTGGCGGCGTACCGGGTCGACGTGGCCGAACTACGCGGCGCGGCCCAGCCGGTGCTCAGATCCCTGGAGCGGCTACAGCACACCCTGGAGAGGCGATGATCCGACTCGATCAGCGCGCGCCGCCGGTGACGCCGGCCGACAGCCTGCAACGCGATGCCCAGGCCGCGATCGACGCCCTGCGCAGGTGGGCCGGCATCCTGCCCGATCCCGACACTGGCGAGCGGGTGCCGCCGCGCCAGCGCGTGCCTGCGTGAGCTACGCATTTGGCCAGACCTCGAAGGCGCGCCTGTCGACCTGCCACCCGCTGCTGGCGACCCTCTTCGAGCGGGTGATCCGCCGGCCCGATCTGCCGCATGATCTGACGATCCTGTGCGGCCACCGCGGACAGGCGGAGCAAGAAAAGGCCTACAAGGCCGGGGCGTCGAGGCTCCGCTGGCCCAACTCGAAGCACAACCAGACCCCCTCGATGGCGGTGGACGTGGCCCCGATTGTCGGCGGCGCCGTCTCCTGGGATTGGGCGGCCTACCACAAGATCGCGCCGATCATCCGGGCAGAGTGGGCAGCGATGCAGGCTGAGGGCCTGACGGGCGCGATGCGGTTGGAGTGGGGCGGCGACTTCGCGAAGCTGAAAGACGGCCCGCACTGGCAACTCGCATGAGATCAGCCCCGGGCGATGCGCACGAGGGCCGCGGCCCCGATCAGGGGCAGTCGCACCACCCACGGGGCCTGCATGATGGCCAGGAGCAGGTTGGCCTCGACGCTGATCAGGGCGGCGCGGCGGCCGTCGGCGGACCCGGAGCCGGCGGCGCGCTCGATCTCGGCGGCGTGCTCTCTGGTGATCAGCAGTGCGTGGGTCAGGTCTGGCCATCGCATGGCTAAACAATAACACAGAGGCGGCACAGATGGGACTAAAAGAGACAAACGGCGGGCT